ACATTGTATTCTCCTATTGTATTCGTATCGCATTGTATCGCATCTTATTATAATTCAGATTCAAAGCACGCCGTGCCAAGAACCCACTTATCTTCGATATTGAATCGAGATATAATATCATTATAATCGATTCTATCGAATCCGTCAATGGGGTTTTTAAAATATAACTCCACATCTGGATACTCTTTATTTATGTGTTCCAACAACGCAACAAATTGTGCCTGTTGAGGTCTTCCCACACCTGAGTTCTGTTCTGTATAAGTCTCGTTGTATGTATAACAATCGTCTGGACCATATATGTTTTGTAAATCACCAAACTGTAATGAATCATATCCTGCTAAACATATCTTTTTATGACCATGATGGACTGCATAACCTAATGCATATATTCCACAAAAGGTGTTCTTGAGCAACTCATTTGTATATATAACTATGTTGCTTACATGGGAATAGGAATATCCAATCATATAAGTCCTCTGTCCCTCACCTCTGTAATCTTCTCCTTGCACTACAAATCTATCATCTCCCTCGACTCGATTTTCAACTACTTCTCCTGGCAGTCCGTGTTTCATCATCTCCCACATTTCCATAGGTATCTCATTCCACTCGCCTACGCATACAGGATGATTCTTGTAGTATTGGTCTGTAATCATTTCATTCTGTGGTGCGACATCTTGCACAAACAGTAAGTCTGGTGTATGGTCACGATACACCATGTTCATGCCCCACCAGTTGTCTAGTGTTTCTAAATCTAGATTCTTTCTACTTGGTCCGTTTCCTATTAGATAGAGCATAATTCAATTAGTTTTGTTTTGTAAGTCTTCTCATCAAAGTGCATGAATGTTTTGTATTTGTCGATTCTTGTCCATACATCTGGATAAACAATAGTCTCAGTAATCAGTTTGTTCCAATTGCCACTGTAGTTTGTCACCTTATCTAATATACACATAGTCTCGATAGATATCTTTTTACCTAGAAACTGTTTCAATAGATATGGGTGTTGACCATTGTATACTGTTAGAACTTCTTGTATACTTTTCTTTTCAAGTAATGACGATACTTCTTGTTCAAACATATGTGATAGTTTCTGTTTTCTTTTCTTCCATTCTGTAAAGACTTTCTTAGATTCATTCTCTAGTAAGTCACCAACCCACATATCTTTTTGTGATAGATTGGCGACATAGAAATCTTTTAACTCTTCTTTATACAATCGTGAAAGTTTACCGAAGTGATACTTGTCTTTTCTCTTCATGAAGGCATTTAAGTCTGCCTTTACTTTACCATTGTATTGCACAAAGTCATAGTCTTTAGAATTGAAATGCAGTTTGACTGCAAGATACAATTGATAACTATCAAATCCTTCTCGACTCGACATTACTTATTCACTATAATCTTTTTCTTTTTTGGTACCTCGATACCTGATAATGCAGTTCTATATGCCTCTGAAACTTGTTCATTTGTTTCACAAACAAAAACATAATTGTTTATGAACATTGTCTTAGGGTTGATTACGCCGGTTACTGCCACACCTTTTGCAAAACCCATACCGCCATCTGGCGCCTGAACAATCATTTTAGGATTGGCAAGTTCAATGCCATCTTTGTTATCTACTAGTTCGCCAATGTATTCTCCTGACATTGCGACTACTGATACTATATCACCTTTCTTCATAATTTCTCCTTATGAGATAAAACTTTCAAGTGACCCACGACTTGCTTTCTCTCTATTGATTAGTTTGAGTTTCTCTGCCTCAGCAGTCAACTTCTCTTTCAATGGAACAGATAGCAATCGTTTCGCACCCTCAGGTTCTACTCCGTTTATTTCACATACTTTGAGTATTGCACTCATGATGTCCGTTCTATTACCTACAAGTAATTTCTCTACTTGTTCTGTAAATTCTTTTCTAGTTATCATTACTAAATTTCTCCTCACGAAACCAAAGATTGAAAGCATACTTCTCTCCTTCTAATACAGGCAAACCTGCGTGTTGAGAAAACTCATCTCTTTCATTTGTCTCTGGTTTACAATTATACCACACGATGATTGAACCCATTCTAGGTTGCACATTCAGACCCAATCGATTGAATCCTGTTTCGCCACCTGATGGCACATCTCGTAGATATCCTAAAACAGTCAACAATCGTTGACCACCTGTCTTCACATATCCATCAAAATATTCTGCATCACTTGTATCAAAAGAATCAAAGTGATAATCATATTTCTGCCCAACATCGTAGTGGACAATCTGAAATGGTTCTGCGTTCTCTAAAGGCATACGAACCATTTGTGAAATTCTTTCTGCAACTCCTAGTATAACAGGAGAGGCGTCATGATTCAACCAAGTATTCGAACCTGTTCTGCCGTCATGTTTCTTTCCTTTACCATCTGAACTTACAACATTTGCAGGTTGTAGATTCTGCCATGAATATCTAAGAATCTCATCGCACTCTTCTTGCGATATGAAGTCATGAACAATTGATATTCTATGAACATCATTGTGGTAAATGTTTATCATATGCCGTATAGATTCTCGTATTGTTTTCTTAGTTGAACTAAATCTTCTATGTGTTCATCTGGTGTAGATGTGAAGATTTGAAATGTATTTAAACCCTCGATACCAACAATTGCAGTAATCTCTTCTACAGGTTTGCCTGTAAGTTCTTCAACCATCAATGCATAAGCAGTCATTTGAATATACCACTGTTTCGCCATGTATTCTTCTTTTGGTTTAGAAGATGATTTAAAATCTATGATTGAAAGATTATTGTCAAATAGACCAACGCAATCGACACGACCAGCCATTCGTAGTTGATTAGAATATAAAGGAGCTTCAAGGGCAATCGGGATAATTTCATCCAGAATTGGTTGCACAGCCTTAAACATTCCTTCTTGAAGAACATTCTCAAACTCGATGAACTCTTTTTCTTTTCTGAGATAATCTTCAATATGTTGGTGAAACGATGTTCCTCTTGTTGTTGCTTGTTTGGTGATTTTGTTTGCCTTCTCTTCACCGACTCTTTTTCTCCATAACTTAATTTGGTCTTTACTATGAAGACCAGTGACAGTTGTGACACTAGGATATCTAATAGAATCTTCTGCACCTTCAGCAGTATAGTATCTCTTACCATCTACTGTTATTGTTTTTAAGTCGATGTTTTCTAGTTCGTGAAGTTCTAATAAATTAGTTTTTAGTTGTGTCATTTTTTCTCGATTGTATAGCGGCATGTTTCTTGATTGTCGCTACTGATTTTTCTCTCTTGATGTCCTTACTGCCATGTTTTGCATGAACATTTGAACCTGGGTGTGCATCGCCTATCTTAGACAATACTTCTTTGAAACCATCATCTGTTTTGACTCTATCGCCTGTGCCACCAACGATGTTAGGTGCACCAATGATTTCTTTAATATGTGGATTCTTTTTAAGATACTTGACCTTGTTGTCATAGGTCATCATGAGTTCGTATCTTTCATCAATCTCCTCATTATAAAATTCATACAGAGGCATTAGATAATTCCTTTTCTACTAGTTCTTTTACTTTGTTTTCTCTGTACCACAGACCACTATACATTTGTGTTCTGCCGTCTTGCCATTCTACAATGTATCTTTTATAACCATAAGGTCTTTCAGAAAAGATTCTAACATCACCATAACTTTCAACTAATACTCTCATAACATAAATTGTGGGACTTCTCTGTTAGTCCATTTTGCGAATGACTTTTTGTATTCTCGATAGTATTTATGATACGCATCGAGACTGCTTTCTGACTTGACATCATCTGGCATTGCCTGTGGTGGTTCTCGCCAATCACCCAAAGGCATCTTGTCTGGTATGTTGTTTAGAACATCTCTGAGTTTACTATCAGTCATATGAACTTTGCCATAACGATAGGTATACTCATCACACAATGCAACAAACAAATCATACATGTATTGATATTGTATTGCGTTCTCACGAACCCATACAGCACTAGGATGATTCTGATGCGATGCCTTGTATAGAACATTCTCTAGATTAGAGTTAGGGTGTCGCCATCTTGCGATACGCCTGCCGTTCTTAGATAAATCATAATACTGTTCACCGTCAATCATACGATGTGCAGTTGATAACATTTGTGCATACTCGATAATCATCTTGACTACATGTTTGTCGCAATGCAATCTTGCTGATACTTCTGGTTCTTTGTGTAAGTAGAATATGTTCATAACTTAAATATCTCCTCTAGTATCTTCTCTACATTTACCCATGAGAGATGACCAATAACATCTTGTGTTATAGGAGTATGGTAAGTTATTTCTCCTGTTTTGTCAATAGAGAAATCATATACTGCAAGTTCCCAAAGTCCATTCTTGCCACCATAACTGTAATCTGTTTTGATTACTGATGCCCCATAGTTATTTGGAAACTTATAGATATGTTGAACACCACTATCATAATAGTTGGTGTCTGTTAAATATTCTCTAAACATTTCTACATTATCATACATCAGCCATTTCTCCTATCTTGTGCTTGACGCTTCTTTTTCTCTAGTTCTTTTTTACTAGGTATCTTTTGTTGTGTTTGTTTCTGACTCATTTGTAAAATATATGATGTTGAATTTGAACTGTTTCGTTTAGTGTTTCTGCCCAATATGGTTCAACCATAATTGAATGATAGTGTGTTGCACCCTCAGTGATATCAGGATACTTACCCATAAGAACATCTTGTGCAATCACATAAGACTCAAAGAATGTATCAGTATCTAATGGTTCATCTGATTTGCCATCACAATACCAACTGAACTGACATTGATGTCTGATTGGTACCATGTTGCCTTTCCAATTCTCACGATATCTGGCTTGATATATAACACCACACACATTGTCTGCATATGCTGAATGTTCCATTCTGTTTAAAACAACTTGTGCAACTGCAACTTTACCTGCGAGTGGTTGATTGCCTGCCTCGAAGTAAATATTCTTTGCCATACAAACTGCCTCACCGTTCTCATCATATGCTTGAACCGTAGTTGGTAAAAGCAATAAGAACATTAAGAAGGCACCGAAACCCATGCCATATAAAAATGCTTTGAAAGCATCCTTCTCTGTATGTTTATAATTATCCATATCTTTCTCCTGTATCTTCTGTCACTGGTGAATCATAGTAATTTGGTCTGCCTGGTTCTTGATGTTTTGCATACAGTATCAATAACAGTGCCATAGAAATTACTAATGGTATGATTATTCTTTTATAAATGTTCATACTAGTATCCGCTTGTTGTATGTGCATACTCGTCTGGACAATCTTTCTCACCACAGACACAGTAACCTGGTTTGGGTTCATCTGCTGGGTCAGGTGCAAACTCACTTGGATGTTTGNNCACCATATGTTTCTAGATTGTAAACATCTTCTTCGGTAAGTTTACCGCCACTTGCCTCTGCAAGTATCTTGTAATGATTACTAAAATTAAACTCTAATTGTCTCATAAAAAGAACTCCTTGTCCTCGGGGACATTGTGTAGTTTAGCAAACACTAAACTCTCATTTGTTTCTTTGAAAATATCTAGTGCCAAATCAGCAGCACAAGAATCATCAAAATCTTTACCACCAACATTCCAAGTTGTCACCTCATAATCGTTATTGAGGTTTCTTGCAAAATGCCAATCGTATAATGTAAAATTGCCATACTTACTATCTTCGCCATCGCCGACTTGATAGTCAATAACAAACTCNNGTTGTTATCTTATCACCGATACCTTCGTATGCAGGTTCGCCGAACATCTCTTTTAGGTCAGCGAAACTAGCCTGAATAGAACCTCTCAGTGAAGTGCCTGAGTAACCCTCAGTGCATGGTATAAATTGTATAGTTTGCATAATTAGTCTCCTATCTTAAATAATC